GGTAGTCTGTCGCCATGAAAATGGGCTCCGTGAAGTGATGCCTTCATGGTGCCCCGCGTGCGCGTGCCTGTCGTGCTGCTTATGTTGTGGTCATTCAGGCTGACAGGTTGAACTTGACGCCGAAGTTACCCCGCTCGCGCCAGCCCACATAGACCTTGAAGCCGGCGCGCCAGTACGAGAAAAACGGGAACGGAATGTGGCGATACCAACGCAGCGCCCAATTCCACCCGGCCCGTGGTGCGAACACATCCGAGGGATAGCGACCCGAGCTGGTGAATGCCTTGCCGGCAAAGCCGATCACGTAGAACGTGAGATTGTGGAACGGGTTGCGCAGCCACCAGAGCGTGACGCGAAGCCACGCCGGCAGGCTGGGGCAAAAGTCGGCCGGGCCGGTCAATCCATCATCGTCATTGCCGAAGATGGCCCAGGCGAGCCAGTGCCGTGCAGCGCGGATCTGTTTCATGATTGTGCCTCCGTCGTGGTGTCGGTTGTGGTGGTGGAACTGATGGTGGATGGCGTGCCGGTGCCCACCGGGTAGGCCGGCATGGTGGGGAGGTCCGTGGGCAGTTCGGCGGGCTGCGCCGTGGAGAGAATGGCGCGCACCTCCTGGCGCCAATTCACGAAGGCCACTACGTCGGCAGCCTGCATGGTGGTTTCGCCGAGGATCACGGCTTCGTAGATGCGCAGCATGGAAGTGTCGGAGGCGGTCAGGGCATTCTTTGCTTTCTTCTGGTAGATCGCCCAGAGCTCGGCATTCGTCGTTTGCGGAGGATCGATCAGCACCGGAGCGCCTGAGTCATCACTGCTGATGATCTTTCCGCTGGCCTGGCCCGCGAGCAGATAGGCATAGTATTCTTTGGTGATAGATATGGCGTCCGTCGGCATGTTCTTGCCATGGATATCGGAGATATAAAAGCCACCTGTAGATTTCGAGTAGAAGATGCTCATTTTTTAATACCCTAAAGCAATGAAGTTCGATTGCAATGTCAAAGTCATTCCGGACAAGTTCGCATACGAAACATTGCAGGCCTGGGCTGTGGAGCTGGAAACACCACATGAGCAACTGCCCTGCGGGGTGATAAAGCTTGTGAAGGCGGCTAATGTTGCATTCGGGAAAGAGACGGGGTACGTGACCCTCACCGTATTGGTTGCTGAAGAGCCTGTTTCTGACGCCGGAGCAATTCCCCATTGCAGAATGAGCCCTCCGATCCACGACGGGAATTTGATGTACCCGGTGGTGCCTGTGTAAAAGGCAAGGCCGGCAGCAGAGGCCAGAGACGCGAGGAAGGAACCGTTGACGATGTTTGATATCGCCGAGCGTACCCAGGAGGTGGTGGCCTTGCGTGCGCTGTTGTCGTCTGCAGCAGGGGCACCGGCATAAGGGGAAACAGTGACAATCCAGTTTCCCCCGTCTGCAATGATTTCCGTGACACAGTAGGCGGGAAGGGGCAGCACACTGTTGCCACCACCACCCGGCCCTCCGAACCCTCCGGAAGGTGTAGCAATCGACCACGCCGCGCCATTCCAGTTGTTGAACACAAAACTCATTCCCGGCGTTGATGGGGCGGGAAGCGTTAGCGTTTGACTGCCTGTCCCACCCAGCGAAACAAGGCTGCCGGCACTTGCTGCAGTGAGCGTTGCACTTGAGGTGAATCCGATTACCCCGGCGCGGCTGCCGAGTGCCCGCTGCACGAAGGCAGTGCTGGCGACGGAGGGGGAGTTATCAAATTGTGCGGGAGTCTGAGCCAGGCCAACCGAAAGGGCGTTCAGAACCAGAGCATGTGCCCGGATGTTGACGCGCCCATCAGAGCCGATTGCAAAGTCTAGAATTCTGGGATCTGTCGCACTGAAAGTCATTCCGTCTATACCTGTATCATTTCTGAACGATACAAATGCAGCGCTATCGATATTTGCTGGTACGGAAGCGAATGAGGATGTGGACGTCCATCCCCCGACGATCTTAGGCGACGTAATGTACGGGCCGCTCGCCAGCACTGCCTTCAGGAATGCGGTGGTGGCGACGCGAGTGCTGTTGTCCCCTACCGCTGGCGATGTTTGGTATTGGGAGGCGATGACCAGCCAGTTCGCTCCGTCATAGATGATCTGCGCCGATCCTCCCCCTGATACCGCCATCGAATTCGCTGCGGATACGCCATTCCCGATGAAACTGCCGCTCCCGGTTTTGAGGGTCCATGTCCCGGCCCCCCAATTGATGAGGGTCAGGCGGTATCCTGCCGCGATACCGGCAGGCATCGTAAGTGAATGGGTCGCATCAGACCCCAGGCCGATCAAATAGCCGGCGTGCACAGCTGTTAGCGCGCCATCGGCTTGAAATGTTGCGATGCCGGCGGTGTAGCCCACAGCCCGTTGTGCAAACGCGGTTGTTGCAAGGCGGGCCGAGTTATCGAACTGAGGTGGAGTCGGAGCCGTCGGGGATCCAAAGAATCCCGGCGAAGTCAGTGCGGTTGATGAATACTTGGGGGCGATGGAACCGCCTACGACATACCAGGCAGTCCCCGCTTTCACAAGGATGATCGAATCACCGCCATACAGTACAAACGCAGCCTGGGTGTTTGCACCGGACCCGTAGGTAAATGAATCCCCACTAGGGACAGCGACCGAGACGCCGGCACCATTGGTACAGAAAAACTCATACACGCCACCCTCAGGAACCGATGCTGTCGCAGGCAGCGTAATCGTGTAGGCGGCTGAACCCCACAGCGCGATAGTTTTTCCGAGGTCGCTGAGATTGACGTTGCCGCCTCCAGAAACTCCGATCATGCCTTGCTTGTTGCCAAGCGCACGCTGCACAAATGCAGTGCTGGCGCCACGCATTGAATTGTCTCCCAACGGGGCCGTGCCAGCGACCAGGCTTCCGGCCATGACTTCCCACTGTGATACTGCAGTGACAATCACCCAATCGCCCATATTGAGCGTCAGGCTCGATACAGACCCCGGCCCCGTCAGCCAAAATGCATCTGCCCCGGTTGTTTTGATGATCGTTGAAGCTGCCGCCTGAATGAGGAATGTGGCCCCCGCCGGAACTGATGAATACAGGGGCAAGGTGAGCGTGCCGCCGTTACACGAGATCACCGACCCGGCTTGTGCAGCAGTCAAAGCCACGTTGCCGGAGAGCACCAATCCAGCCTTACTGTTGCCAAGCGCACGCTGCACAAACGCCGTGGTGGCGTTCTTTGACGAGTTGTCGAACTGCGGCGCGGTCGGGGAAATATCCCGCTGCACAAAGTAGTTGGCGCCATCTGTTGTAATCGATACCCATTCCCATATGGCAATGGCAATCGTCTGGTGATTGCCATCCGCTGTGATAAAGGTGGAAGTACTCCCGGCAGGAAGCTGCAGCGTAAATGTGCCAGTCCCCCAATTAAAGAAGCTGATGCACAAGCCCAGCCTGCCCACAACGTTCATTCCGGGGACGATCAAGGTCTGATCAGACGTAGCGTTCAGAGCAATGAAGCTGCCCCATGCGGTGGAATTCAGCGTACCCCCCGCAGACAATTCGTAGACGCTGGAGTAGTTGCCAAGTGCGCGCTGCACAAACTCCGTCGTGGCGGCCTTCTTCGAGTTGTCGAACTGCGGCTGTGTCACCTCCACCAGCGCATGCACTTCACTTTCGGTGGTGTACTGCGAATGCGGATCGGTGGCGGCGGCATGGGCTTCGACCAGGGCTTTCAGGTAGCCGGTGCGGTTGGCAAGCTGGCGCGTGGGTACGTTGTCGATGCCATCCGGGCCACCGACCACGGGATCCTGGGTTTCCCACTGATAAACGCCCTCTTCCCATTTTCCGGTTTCGGTAAGGTATGCCATTGCTGTTACTCCTGAATATTGACGAAGCCACGCGTGTAGTTGCCGTCGCGTTTTGCAAAGTTGTTGTGTAAGAGGGAAGCCTGCACGTAGTCGAAGCCCGCGAGGTGGCAGCAGTTGCGCGCCACGGCCACCACGCTGCCCTTGAGTTCTTTGGCCTGGCTCACGGTAATGGGGTGTTTGAGAATGACTTTGTAGATCGCCCATTGGCCGTTGCGCTCGACCACCTCGGCATCGGGCTGGCCGCGTGCAACAAGCGCCTGTTTGATCGCGGCAACCGTTCCCTTCAGACGATGAATGGCCCGGCTGGTTTTGATGACGGCGCGCTGGCGCTCTTCCGACCACGCAGGATTCCAGTCATCCACCGATTCCGCCCAGGCGAGCCAGGGCAGCAGTGCTGCCGGGCAGGTGTCGGCATTCCACAGCGTGGGCACGTAGCCCGAGGGTGTGACAAAGCCCGAGGCGGCAATGCGCCGTTCCAGCGTGGTGGCATTCGGCGGCAGGAGACTCGGCGTGCTCATGCGCTGACCTCTGCCACGGTAACGGTGATGCCGGTGCAGTAGGTGGATTGCTGCGCATTGCAGGCGATATCCGCAGCCGGGGAATTGACCACGATCTTCTGCACGCCCGAGGCATTCGCGGCGGCGATGATGCCGGAGAGGGAAATGCTTTTCTTGAGCTTGTGGCGGGCAGCCGCATAGGCGGCCAGGGCTGTTTGCGCGGCGCTCTGGCTGACGGTTTCGTCTGCCTCGGGGTAGAGCGTTACGTTGATGCTGTAATGCTGCACCTGGGCGGGTACCACCAGTACCTCTTCACACAGCGGGCGCACGCTGTCGCCAGAGAGCGCGGCCAGCACGGTGGCAAGCAGTGCGGCATCGGGGGTGCCATCGCCTTCGGTGGAGAGGATCGCCACCCGTGAAGTGCCCGGCTGTGGGCTATCGCATTTCGCATCGGCCACCGTACCGGCGGCACTCTTGGCCAGCCACTCATAGGCAGCAGAAGGCCCGGCCACGGAATAGCTTTCCACCTTGTCGGCAAGGCGCTGGCGAAAGTCGTCGTCGGTCTCATACACGGCAGCCACAGGCGGCACTGCTGTGGTATCGGCGGGTGTCACCAGCAGGCGCGCTTCCTGATAGTAGGTGGCGCCAATGTGATCCAGATCG